AGCAGTATTTAAGTGGAAAGCCAGGTTAAACAACGGAACAACTGGGGCTTGGGCAACCAAAGGACAAGTAGAGTGCATAAATGATGGCGCAACGACATGGCAATATTTATACGCGATTCCAGCAGGCCCTTTGCCGCCTAAAACAGATATAAGAATCGAATGCACAGAAGTATCGGCTACGCTTGGCGTGGTTGGTGGAATTGATATTCTCTTGGTAGATAATTAAAGGATAACCACATGAAAAAGAACATTATTATCGCAATTCTGACTTTCCTGCTACTGGCAGGATTTACTACTGTACACCAGGTCATCAGTACCTATGGCACTGTATCACCTACGCAAGGCAGGGTATATATCTACTCGCTTAATGCTGAATCTAATCTTTACTGTAGACTTTACAATACGCAGCAAGACAAGCTTTGGGACAAAAACGCACTCGATCTCGGAGCCGCAGATACTGTAACGTGGGCTAACTCCGCACTAGACCTCAAAGATCATACGTCGACAAGAGGCGGTTGGCAAGTTTCTCTGCCTACACCAAGCACACTTGAAGATGGTTGGTACGATTTGCTGATATATACTGAAGCGACACCCGATACACCAGTTTCAACCGACACATTACTACTTGGCAGGCACGTATACATCAAAGGCAACAATATTCAGTCACTGGACGACCTGTAATGGCGAAAAAAAAGCCAAACTTAACACCAAAGCAAGAGTTATTCTGTCGGGAATATGTAGTCGATATGAATGCTACCCAGGCTGCGATAAGAGCAGGGTACAGCAAGAAGACAGCAACACCCACTGCAAGCCGACTGTTAACGTATGTTAATATCCAGAATAGAGTGAAAGAACTGAAAGAACAAAAGTGTAGTAAAATTGAGCTTAGTGTCGAATCGGTTATGAACGGGATACTAGATACACAGAGGAGGGCGAAAGAAGACGATAACTACAATGCCGAACTCAAAGCAGCAGATATGCTTGCCAGGCACGTAGGAGCCTACGAAAAGGACAACGAGCAAAAAGGCCAGACGATAACCGATATCATGGCAATAGTAACAGGGAAGTAATGGTAAAAGCAAACAAGGAAATGCAGGCCATATACGAATCGATCAAGGGTTATCAACAAGACCCGATCGGTTTTGCTACGAACATACTTTCGCTTAAAAAGGAGTATGTCTGGCCTAAAATGATCGAGATGGCCGAGGGAATCAGAGATCATCAGATGGTTTGTATACGAGCCGGTCATTCCGTCAGCAAGACCTTTAGCCTTGGCAGAGTGATAGTCCCTTGGTACAAGACCTGCTTCCAGCCATCCACAGTGGTGACAACAGCACCATCAGATAACCTGGTCAAGAACCAGCTGTGGCGTGAGATTCATGCAGCATATTCAGGTGCAAAGGTTCCTCTTGGTGGCAAAATGAATACGCTCGACTGGGATGTAAGGCCAAGTCAGCAGGTACTTGACAGCCTTGAGCCTGAAGCCAGAGAGCAATGGGAGAAGAATTTTGCGATAGGTTTCAGTACTTCGCCTGACTCATCAGCAGAACACGCGACCAAGATGCAGGGCTGGCATAACGAACATGTACTGGTAGTGATCGACGAAGCCTGCGGAATCATGCCGCAGATATGGCGCACAGCTGTCGAGGCTTTGATTACAGACGAGAACTGTAAGCTGGTAGCCATCGGTAACCCCACAGACCCAGAATGTGATTTCGCACGAGCCTGCTACTCCTCAGACCCAGACAAGAACAACGGCAATGCACCATACATCAGCGATCTCGGTTACTATGTCATAACCATTTCAGGCAAGGATACTCCGAATTATAAGGCAGGGAAAAGAATCGTCCCTGGTCTTGCAGGCAGAGAGTTCGTGGACAGGATCATCAGGAAGTATGGACCGAACGGGGACGGGACCAGGTATCGAGTCTTAGGATTATTCCCGACACACAAAGAGGGTACGTACTACGGCGCAAAGCTTGCCAAAGCCAAGAAGCAGAAGAGAGTAGGTAGGTACGAATGGGATGAGACCGAGAAAGTCTACACTTTCACTGATACCGGCGACATGAACACAGCGACAATCTTTGTCCAGTTCCTGCGCACAGGTGTACGTATAATCGATGATTACTGGGACAACGAGGGGTTAGGTCTGCCGCATTGGACGAAGATGCTTCAAGGGAAGCCGTATACTTACGGAGGACACTTCGTAGGACATGAGCTAGGATATGGCACAAGCGGTAAGTTCCAGACCGGTAAGACCACAATGGACCTTGCTGCCGATCTTGGTGTAAGGCTTCAGCCATGCATCAAACATGCATTCAATGATGGGATCGAGGCAGGTAGAGCGCTATGGTCAAAGCTTGAGATAAACGAGCCGACCTGTCCGACTTTCCTAAAAGCAGCAGCAGCATACGGGAAAAAGAAGAATGCCAACCTGAGTACCGATGATGCGGTAGTGTACCATGATTCCCCGGCAAAGACCTGGCACAGGCATATGATGGACGCATACCGCCATCTGGCAATGGCGTATAACTACATGACGATAGGCGAAGATATACTCGGTCAGAACGAGACACCATACGAAGAGCAAGCCCAGGAACAAATGGAACAGGCTTACGAAGAATATCAATGGATTTAAGGAACATATTATGACAGGTGCAGGTCCAGGTTCAATCAGGCCGCCACAAACAACAGCGCCGCCTCCGACAGCACAGGAAGCGGCTGTGGAGTCAGCCAAGAGTGATATCAGGCGCAGAAGACAGCGTACATTCAGTCGCAGAGATACACAGGTATCTTTGCCAGCAGCATTCTACAATACTCAGGACACGTTAGGATAATCATGCCTAAAGACCTCGCAAAAATAGCCAAGATGATAAAGCTCGATCAGGGCAGGATGGTGAGTGTGCGTGAGACCCGCGAATGCAGGACCAAGCGGATCAATGAGCTTTTCCGACCTGAGAGGCTCGACCTGGATAACACTCGGCAGGAGGGTAAAGAATACGGACCCAAGAAGTACTACCACAAGCCTGCTCTCTTCCTGTATCAATGGCAGAACGCTTTTTCAGGGGCTACGTCAAGCAAACGGCTGGATTGGTTCAATTATGCATTTACCGTCGAGTTCATTAACCAGTACGACTCAGCACAGATGTATCTTCAGGAATGCCGAGAACAGATGCGTAACGCATTTGAGCGGTCGAACTTCTACGACGAATCTCTTGATGTTATAGGCGATGCCGGTGCAGACGGTAATGCCTATATGGAGCCAATGCATGACCTCGATCTCGACCAGGCTATGTTCCGGGCCGAGCATCCGGGCGATGTATGGCTATCCCGCGATAAGTACGGCAAGATCAACCGTATCCATATCCGGAAAGAGATGACTGCCGAACAGGCTTATGATACGTTCAAAGACAGCGAGTATCACGGCAAGAAACTTGGAGATTACCTGCCTGACGACCTAAAGCAGAACGCGACGACTGCGCAAGGCAATCCTCTGGCAAAGTACAAGTTCATTCATGCGAGATGGAAGAACCCCGAGCCTAGAACAGAAAGCCTATTGTCAGAAGACAAAGAGTATCTCAATGCATGGCTGTGCGAAGCTAACGGCATGATAGTAGAGCTGAACGGTTCTGACCATATCACTATCGCATGGACACCGAACAGGTCAAGCAGGAATGTCTACGGTACAGGTATAGCTGCATTCGCAGTAGACGCTGCCCTGACCGGTGACAGCTACAGCAAGAAGCAGCTGCAGATGACCGCATTGGCGGTAGAGGGTAGATGGAAAGGGTCGAAGACTCTCAGGGGACGGTTTGACCGTAGACCTGGTGGAGTGACATGGTTAGACCCAAACAGCAACGAAGATATCTCGATGATCAACGAGAAGACGAATTATCCTACCACAGTAGACCAGATGCAGGAGTTCGACGACATTCTCGAGGATTGGTTCATGCTTAAGCTGTTCATGGCTGTATCTAAGATAGAGAACCCCAAAGACGTTGTAGCTACCTACATAAACCAGCTACAGGGAGAGAAAGCACAGGTACTTACATCGACGCTGACCGGTTTTGAGCAGTTCCTGGATGCTGTTCATGGGTTCGTGTGGTCGATCGAGGAGCAGGCTGGCAGGATGCCACAGATACCGGAAGAACTGGTCGATATCATCAGGGACTACGAGAGAGATCATCCTGGCAGCAAAGTGGAGATTACACCCAATTATATCGGGCCATTATTCCAGCTTCAGCGTGAGTTCCTGAAGATAGGTCCAATACAAAAGGGCTTGGATATGATGGACAGGATACTCGAAAGGTTCCCGGAATCACAGGTCAAAGTAGACGGCGACAAGCTGCTTGAAGAAGCACTAGACGGCGTAGGATTCCAGGAGAAGATACAGAGAACCGACGACGAAGTAGAAGAGATCAGAGAAGTGCAGGCACAGCAGGCACAAATGCAACAGCAGCAACAGGCAATGATGGCAGCGGCAGAGAATACTACTGGCCTGAATAAAGAGATAGAAGAGGGCAGTCCAATGGATAGAATACTTCAGGAACAATAAACAATAAACAAAGGAGCAAGACTATGACAGACGCAGAACTAAAAGAAATCGAAGAACTTCAGGACGAGCTTATCTGCAAAGGTGGCGGCAAAAAAGGCCAGCCTAAAGTAGACGCCGATCCTAACAAGCTTGAACGGCTCAGAGAACTTCTCGAGCAGCAGAGAGCAGAGGCAGAGGTCGAGACACCTGTCGAAGCGATCGAAGAAGACGACCCCGTAGCTGACCAAGAGATAGAAGACGAAGCGGGACCAGAGTCCGACGAGAATATCGGCATCAAGAAAGAAAAGGGCAAGTTTATCGTACCCGCTAAAGCACCTGTTGAAAAAGCAGAGTGTTCAGACGAGGCTGTAGAACTGGAACGCGAGATCAGGCGATATGTCAAGAAGTCTGGCGGTTTCAGGGCAGATATGGCCGATGCAGGTATCCGGCGGGCAAAGCAGTTGCTTAAAAAAGCAGGCAGGACAGAACCTGTCTGGAACCACAAGATCGCAGTCCCGGGGATGAGAGCATGACCAATGAACTCCATGTTTTAGCTTACAGGAATACATTCCTGACAACATCAGAGGGCAAGTATGTGCTTAGTCACTTGTTGACTAGGCTCAACTATTTCGACAAGTGCGAGAATGCAGCTGACATGGAGTTAAGGAATATCGCGGTAGAACTCCTCGAAGACCTCGGGATTCTATTTATAAGCAATGCTGATACCCAGCATGCAGAGACAAGTATAGGTAATTACGTCGACGCAATCTCAAAGCTCGACGTATTACCTCTTGTACGGGACCAGGAAGAAGAACAAAAGAAAGACGATATATTTTAATGGAGAATTAAAACTATGAACTTATTTAATTACAAAGTGTTTGGCAGGTGTATTAAACAGGTGTTATTCAATGACGACCCCGGAGTCGGAGATGATCCTGGAACTGGTGGAGGCGGTGGAGGCGGTGGGGATAATCCTCCTGCATTCGATGCTTCTATAATGCTCGCCAAGGACGGTTCTTTAACAGACGCATTTCATGAGTCTCTTCCCGGTATGCTTGGTGAGGGCTACGAAGAAGCCAAGATTGACTACAAAGACATCCCATCGCTTGTTAAAGGCATCGTAGACACCAAGAGAGCGTTTCACCAAAAAACTGACGGCATGATCAAGGTTCCTGGCGAAGACGCAACAGACGAAGAGAAAGCTGCTTATAGGCAGGCACTTGGAGTACCTGATAGCGCAGAAGCATATAAATTCGAGCGTAAAGCATTGGCAGACGGCCAGAGCTACGACCAGGACGGCGAGAAGATGTTCAAGGAAGTCTTCCATCAGCTGGGCATTGGTCAGGCTCAAGCATCTGGTCTTGTCGAGGCTTTCGATAAATACGAAGAAGCATTAGTGACCAAGATGGCAGAGGCGCAAGTCGCAGCAGACGAAGCAGCAAAGAAAGCTTTCAGTGATAAGCATGGCGACAATGCCGATAAGGTGACAAGGCTTGCAAGTCAGGCGATGCAGAAGACCGGGTTCACTGATAAAGTTCTGGAGCATATAGCGGAGCGGTATCCTGAACTCAAGAACGATCCTGTAATTCTCGATTGGTTCCACGACGATATCATCCCTAAGATGCTTCCAGGAGAGATACACGACACTGATGCAGTCGGCGGTAATGTCAATGGCAAGGGACTTCGCGGTATCTATACACATAAAACTTCACAGGGTCTTAAAACGAAAGCAGTCTAATGGTGGCCGAGATACCAGAAAAAGAAATAGGCAAGAAAGAGTTCACTTTTGAAGACGCTATGAAGATGCTTTATACGCTTCTGAACACAGTAGGCGGTCGACAAAAGATGATGACCGTACCCGCAGAGGTGATCGATGACAAGATGCCTGACGATTGGGCTAGCAGAATCAAGTTCCGCGAGGTCGAGTTCAATGGTGTGAAGATGTACCAGGCTTACTTAAAACCAAGGCGTAAACGAGGGAAAGTAGTACAGCCCTCTAAGAAGATAATACTACCGCCTAATTAAAGCGGTAAAAGTCAGATTCCCGGGTAATACCGGCCTGATGCTAAGTGGTAAAGGGCCACCGTCGAACAGACGTAAAGCGTCAGGAAAGCCCCAGTGATGGGATTCCTTTCCGACAATCGAAACGTAAACAAGTTAATTGAAGTGAAAGGAGTACATTATGAGTGTACATGTAATGGGATCGGATATGACATTATCCGAAATGGTAAGAAGAGAGAACCCTGATGGTTCTATGGCAGACCTTATCGACGTTATCAGTAAGGAAAGCCCAATCCTCATGGACGCCAAAGTCACCGAGTGTAATAACGGGACTAGCCATGAAGCAACCAGGATAGCTACCAAGCCGTCTGGTTCAGAGCGTGGTTACAACAGTGGTGTTAGTAAGGAAGCTGGCGTAACCGAGAAAGTCACAGAACCTACCTGTATGCTGGATGGTTTGTCTCAGATCGATGATGCACTGCTGCGTCATTCTCCTGATCAGCTGGCGTCAAGAATGAGTGAAGACAGGTTATTCCTCAGTGGTATGGAAGATACCCGGGCAGACCGTCTTTTCAATGACGATTACGGCTCTACTACAGTTGGCGACCGGTCTACTTATCCGCTCAGGATCAACGGCTTCCCGTTCAGGTCTGACTATAACACTTTGTCTAGCTCACATGTCTATGACAATGCAGGCGGTAATGCGAGTGTCACAGCCAATAAGATGAGTATCTGGCTGGTTCAGTGGGGTATGCATAAGTGTAACCTCATCGTCCCTCGTAACGATACTATGGGCGATGGCGAGTTCGGCGTGAAGATGGAAGACTTCGGTAAAGAGATAGTGACCGACGATGCAAGCAAAAGCTTCCCGGCATGGCAGACATGGTTTGAGACTCACTTCGGCCTGTTCATCTGGGATCCACGTTGCGTAAAGAGAATCTGCAATATCTCCAATACTAACGTCGATGGCGTAGACGACTTCAGCTTCAACGAAGACTACCTAATCGAAGCTTACATGAGCATGAAGTATAACCGCCAGGGAATCACGATCTACGCATCGGAGTCTGTCCTGACTCAAATGTGGATTCGCGGCAAGGACAAATCCAACGTATACTTCCGTAACGACAAGGACCAGTTCGGTCAGCCGATGACGTACTTCCTCAATGCACCTATCAGGCAGCTTGATGCTCTGGGCGTTGAAGAAGCAACTATCACCTGATGAAAGTCGGACGGGAACTTAACTAATTGACAATCCTTATGAAAGGAGAAATATCATGCACGATATTCTTAACAACTTCACCGCAGTACTTTCCACTGGCGTTCTGGAACAAGACCTGGGCGGCGGTGGTGACGTAGCCAGTACGAACTATATCGACCTGGATAAGGCCAATATAGCTCCAGTTGGCAATAAGGGCCAGTACCTGATCATCAAGTGTCTTGAGACCTTTGCGACAGGTGACGGTGCAACAAACCTCGATATCAAGCTTGAGACTGATACAGCTGCTGACTTTGCTACAGCCCTTAAGGATGTAGCAACTTACAACATTGTTCTTGCTAATCTTGCAGCCGGTAATGTTGTAGTTAACCAGCAGATACCTGTACAGAAGTACCAGCGTTACATGCGTCTGTACTTCAATGCTGTTGGAGGTACATGGACAGCGGGTAAACTGGTTGCTTATCTCCAGGATCATCCTGAACCGGCAGAGGCACAGCTTGATCTTGTTGACGTAGCGTAATAACTGAACTGTACGGAAAGCCTGGCATTGGGTCGGGCTTTCCATACTTCCTTAAAATTACAGGAGACTTAGCAATGAGTAAATTGAAAGTATTCATGATTATCATGCTCTTCCTGTCTGTAGTAGGTTATGTATCTGCATTACCTCCAATCAGCGGAAGACCGAATGAGTCCTGGTGGTCAGACTCGACTACCGGGAATCCTTTGTATAAATGGCTGCAGGAAGCAGACAAACTTATCGAGGCTGGGGCCAATCTTGGCACTGGTCAAGTTTTTTATGTGGACTCAGGCGTTACTACAGAGGGTAACGGCACTACCTGGGAAACAGCCAAAGACACGATAGACGAGGCAATCGGCTTATGCACTGCTTCACGAGGTGATATTATCTATGTAGCTCAGGGGCATGCCGAGACAGTAGCAAGCGCAACAGGGCTTGTGTGCGATGTAGCTGGCGTGTCTATTATCGGTATAGGTAATGGCAGCCTGATACCGACTATCACCTTGGGTACAGCTACGACAGCCAAGATATCTGTTACTGCTGCTAACGTACGCTTGAGTAATCTTAAGATTGTTTCAGATTTGGCAGACGTTGCAGAGGGTATCGATCCGACAGCGACTGCCGATGGCCTGATAGTAGACAACTGTATATTTGCAGATGGGGGGGCAGCTAAAGAGCTTGTCATCGCCATCAACGTAACAGCTGACTGCGATAATATCAGGCTGATCAATAATCAGTTCAGTTCATCTGCTACCAGTAACACGACGAATGCTATTGTTCTGGCAGGGGGTTCTGATAACTCAGTGATTGCAGGTAATTCTATCTACGGCACGTATACAGCAGGTGGCATCCTGGCATCCGCAGCGGCATCTATAAACCTGACGGTCACAGATAATATCGTCGGTGCTATTGATGCCATAGCGTACGCAGGTAATGCAAGTACAACCGGTCTGTTTGCACGTAATCTGCTCGGGGCAAATACAACGTCGATAGCAGCTGCATTAACAGGCGTTGACGCGATGTATTGTTGGGAGAACTATGTCACAGGTGCATTAGGAGCAAGTGGTATAATCTACCCAGCGGTTGACGCTGACTAATCCATAGCAGGCTCCATTAAAATAGGGCTGGGGGAATCACGGTTCCCCTGGCCCGCATCGAGGTAAATAAAATGGCACTGGCAACATATTCAGTCACTACTACAAAAATCTGCAACTGGGCTCTTTCAGCAGCCGGTATCAGGAATCGCATAACTGACATAGACGTATCAGAGGACACCGAAGAGTTCATCCTTTGCGATTTATTTTTCTGGCAGGCTATAA